CAACACAATTTTACAACCCCGAACCACAAGAATAATGGCAACACGAAAAAAGAAGTACGAAGAGAAACCGCAAATCGACCAAAGCGGTTTTATGCCGGGCGTAACGCCTCCGTACAGCGAGGAAGCCGAAAAGGCGATAATATCCTCGATGCTGTACGAAACAAACGAACTACCAAACATATTTGCTAACTGCAAATCGGACTGGTTCTTCATCAGCAAAAACAAGTTTATCTACGAGTTAATCGAGCAGATGTACATGGAAGAGAAGCCGATTGACTTGATAACCGTTTACAGCGAGTTGAAGAGCAAAGAGGAAAACTATTTTATTTCGCATGTGGTCGAGTTGTCCATGATGAAGGATAGCCTGTTTAGTTCCGCCAATCTTCCGTATCACATCAAGATTATTCATCAGCACTATGTCGCCCGTGACCTGATTCGCATTGCAAACGATGTAAAGTTGAAAGGATTTGACCCGACTACCGATGCGTTCGAACTGCTCAACTATGTGCAGGAACAGGCGTATAATTTGACCCAGTCGATATTCAGGAAACATGCGGTATCTTTTGAGCGTCTGGCACTCGAAAACATTGTGGAATTATCAAAGCGGATGGATTCCAAAAAAGGCGTTACGGGCGTTCCTACTGGATTTTATCAACTTGATGAACTTACATCAGGTTGGCAGAAGCAGGCATTGATAGTTATCGGTGCGAGACCCGCTATGGGCAAAACAGCACTTGCCCTATACTTTGCTATCACCGCCTCGAAACAAGGCTATCCAGTGGCGTTTTTTAGCCTTGAAATGAGTTGTCATGAGTTGGTATTCCGCTTGCAAAGCATGGAAGCGGAGATTGAGGGCGAGAAGATTCGGTCTGGGCGTGTCCAGATGGACGAGTTTCACCAGTTCAGGGAATCAAGTTTGGCGATAAAAGACCTGCCGTTATACATTGACGACTCGGCAAATATCAGTGTTTTGGAATTGAAAGCGAAAGTCCTGAGGATGGTTCAGGAACATGGTATCAAGTTGCTCATAATTGACTATCTCCAGTTAATGAACGCAGGGGATGGATTTTCGGGCAATCGTGAGCAGGAAATATCGAGCATAAGCCGAGCATGTAAGGGCATAGCCAAAGAATGCGACATTCCCGTAATGCTTTTGAGCCAGTTGAACCGCTCGGTTGAAACGAGGGGCAAAGGGGGCAGTATTCCGATGCTGTCCGACCTGAGGGAATCAGGTGCGATTGAGCAGGATGCGGATATGGTTATTTTCCCGCACCGACCTGAGTATTACAAAGAGGAACTTATGACGGACGGCAGTACGCCATCGCTTGACATGGCGGAGATACATATCTCCAAGCACCGGAACGGGCGGTTAGGGGCGATAATGGTGCGATTTGAGAAGGCTTATACAAGATTTGCACCTTACACCCCATTTAGGACTTATCAAGCACAACCACCAATGCCTGAGCCGAAAACAAACTACCTGCCATCACCAAGATTAGATTTTGAAAACCAAGACAACACCAAAGCACCATTTTAACATGAAACAGAACGCACGAATAGCAGACTTAAACCAAGTCATAAACGCACTCGAACCATCCGCCCCCGCCATCATTGGCTTGAATTACGACTACAACCGCAACGAAGACACAGGGCGAACCAGCGTAACCCTGAACGGCTTGATGGTAGCAATCGTATCCAGAACCGACACGCCAGATTTATTCAAGGTGAACATGGTCAATATTGCCACGGATTCAATCGAAATCATCGGGCGAGACGAGGCGAAACGCTGGATTGATAGGCAGGTTACACGCTTTTTATTCGGTTGCTACAAAAAAATTTCTCTGTGAAAATCAGCAAGTTATGAGAAAAGTAAAAAAAATATTTGCATTGGAACAAAACAATGCTGTATCTTTGCTTCATCAAATTTAAACAACACGATATGACAACGACAACAATGCAAACAAGAACAGAAAATGAATTAACTAAAATGGGTTATTCAGTTGAGCAGGCTAAGACGCTTATCGCTAAATTCTGGAATCAAGTCGAATACTTGAAAACAGCAAGAGAAAAGGCGTTATACATGACCGCATAACATTCACACAGGGGGGTGCGCATCCGGTACGCACAATAAACTTAAACACATCAGACAATGACAACAACAATCAAAATTCAAAGCCAGCAAAGCCACATCACCTTTTACAATCGTACTGAGGTATTTTCAAACGACAAACAAGCACGCCAGTACCTTTTGGAATGGCTCGACAAATTAGAATTTGACGCAGAAGTTCCTGAACAACTCGAAAATGGTCAATTCTTCGACTGCCGTGACTACATCGTGTATGTTGAAATCGCTTAACACTATGACACGCTACATCAAAGTTATCTGGCTCTTCATCACAACCGTATATCTCCCACTTATATTTTACAAAGACAAATGAAACAACAACCAAACTTTTTCGAGAAGGTCTCAGCCGTCCTGCTCGTAGCGATTCTAATGGGAATCGGCATGCTTATCTTTCACAACATCTTAATTCACTTCGGACAATGACAACATCAACACACTGGAAAAAAATGACCAACCCCGACTACTTCGGAAGTCACGACCTCGTTCAAAATGACGGCTCTTATGGTCAAATAACCGTCACCATCGCATCGGTGGCACAAGAGAAGGTAAAAGGTTCAGACGGCAAAGATTCGAATTGTATCGTAGCCAGAACGCAGGAAACTAAGCCGATAATCTTAAACCGTACCAACTGCAAGACCATCACCAAAGTATTGGGTACTCCAATCATCGAACGCTGGGCAGGTCAAAAAATTATCGTAGGCGTCGAGCGTGTCAAAGCGTTTGGCGATGTAACGGACGCGATTCGGGTCAAGGCGACCAAGCCCACACCGGACAAACCAAAAGACTGGACGAAGCAAATCGAGGCGATAAATGCCTGTGCAGATATGCCGTCTCTGGTCGCGTTGTGGCAAAGTTTTGACGCCGAAACAAAATCGGCAATGTTATCGTATAAGGATTCACGCAAAAACCAGATAGAAAATGAAAGTAATTGACAACACACGACAGGGCAGTCCGGAGTGGCACGCCTTGCGTATCGGACGGGTAACTTCAAGCAGAACCAAAGACATCATGAAGTCGGACAACCTGCCCGTAGTGGATGCACTCATTGCCGAGCGGGAATGTTTCGATGACCACCTTTGGGACGCTCTCGAGAACAATTACGAGTCCGATGCGATGAAGTGGGGGACAGAGCAAGAACCTGAGGCAAAGGCGAAATACTCCGCACAGACCGGCATAGAATTAATCGATGTGGCGTTCTGCATTCACGATGAGTTGGATTGGTTAGGGATGTCCCCAGATGGATTAACTCCAGACCATATCGGTGCGGTTGAGGTGAAATGTCCCAGCACGAAGACCCATGTACGCACAATTCGCATGGGTGGACTTCCAAACGAACACAAATGGCAAGTGTACCAATATTTTTTGGTAAATGAGAAGTTGCAATGGCTCGACTTCATCAGTTACGACCCCCGATTCGCACCGAAACCATTATACATTTATCGAGTCGAGCGGAACGACATCATAGTCGAACTAAACGAAACCATGACCGCCTTGCTCAAGTTCTGGGCAAAATTCGAGAAGTATCATCAACAAGTAACATTTTAATTTTTATGAATATTCAAGGTAAAGTAGTACGAGTCCTACCGACTCAGATGGTAGGCGAAAAGGGATTTCAAAAGCGTGAAATCCATGTTGAGATTGATGGAGACAGCAAGTATCCGCAAGTCATCGGTCTCGAGGCTCAAGGCGATAAAGTCGGTCTGCTCGATGGCATCAACCCAAACGACATCGTGTCATTCGAAATCAACCTGCGAGGTCGGGAATGGTCGGGGCAGTACGATGTGGTCAAGGTGTTCAACACCTTATCAATCTGGAAAGTCGAGGTCAAAGTTAAGGCGACACCGCCTGCACCGACAACACCTGCACCAGCACCAAGTCAAACCGGTTCAGACCTGCCATTTTAATCTATGACCAGTTACGAAATACACCGACACAACAAGGCTGTAATCGTTCGTCTCCAGAAAAAAGTCCTGCTCGATAGCGTTTTGCTGTCGAGCAGGGCAAAGCGGATAATAAACGACCTTAACCTTGTAACATTGTATGACCTAATTGCGTTTGACTTAGAAGAACTGCGATTTATTCCCGAACTGAAAAGCATCGCAGGCAAAGGCACGATAAATGAACTTGAACAAATCAAAAAAGAATATGGATATGCAAAACCTTAAACCTTACCCGAAACAGCCAGACCCAAGTATTGACTATGGCGAACCGAATCTCCCCGAATGCACTTGTGGCGAGTGCGGATTGGTATGGGAGACCGAAGATATTGACGATATGGGGCGGTGTGGTGAATGTCGACCTGTTCAGGCTAATGATGGGTGGTAGATAAATAGTCAGGTGGCGGAATTGGTAGACGCTATGGGGCAACAAAAAAACAGAATGTGGAGGTTATAATAATAAAGTTGGAAGGTCTCCACTCCCTACACTACAGGTTCGAATCCTGTTCTGACTGCAAAGTGTTGTTCCCTTGAGAAAGGAATTTAATACCATATAGGGCAAATGGAGGAAACCCTACAACACAGAGGACTTCTCATCCTCAAAATAGTCAGGTGGCGCAATGGTAGACGTTGTTCCGAAGTACAAGGAACGTAAAATGGGGTAATCCTCATAGTATACAGGTTCGAATCCTGTTCTGACTACTAAAGATAAAAACAAATGACACAATTCGACATCATCCACCTAATCCGCACCACCCGAGCCGAAAGGGGGTATAAGCAAACCGACATGGCTGAAATGCTCAACATGAATTTGTTGGCATACCAGCGACTTGAACAGGGCAAGACCCAACTGCCCGTGTTCAGGATGCTCAACATATTTAGGAAATTGGGTATTGAGATAAAATTGAGCAAATGACCACTTACCAAATCTGCGTAAAATTGTACGGACAAGCCACCGTAGACCAATGGCTTCTGAGCAAGATGGAAGAGATACCACCGCCAACGATTCAACTCGATATGTTTAACGGCTTCATAAGGTCGTTCGATGTAACCAAACGCACCACAAGACAATACGAGGTAGTTCGTATTCCAGAACGCAAAATGACGATGGAGGATGTAATTACTTCTCAACGATACGATGCGGTGAATGTCCGGTTCGTGCTGGTAAAATACTTCGTTGAGAACTATCCGCACTACGACTTCAATATGATTGGATTGGTTTTCGGAGGCAAAGACCAAAGCACCATACGCCACGCATATCAGGAGGCTTGTAATCGCTTGGATATAGGCGACCCAGATACAATCGAGGCGTGGCAAAGATTAATGGATTTTGTGAAACATAAATAAATTAAACCCGTATAAAGTAACATGGCAAAAAAAGAACCGAAGTTAAAACACATAGTAATTGTTGGGAAATTCGATGATGACAAATGCCGTCAAGTATTGATTAATCCAAAAACTCAGGATGTGGTATTGTCTGCAATAGTTGCCTGTGAAGGAAATGTAAGGGCACTCGATAAAATCCTTGATAATATTGATATTGAAATTCCGGAACAACTTTTTTAAACTACCCCCGTATAAACCAATATGACACCTTTCAACACCACTATCACCGAGACGCCAGAAACTAACTTAGACTGGCTGTATCAGTTCGAAATTCCCGATGGTCGCACGGCTTACATTGAGCCAACATTAATCGACCACGCCAATCCGTACCAGTATCATTCGTTCCTGCTCAACAACTTGAAGTCAGGCGAGGTTCTGGAAATTCGGCAAGGCATCATCACTCCGAAACAAGTGTATCGGGATTGGTTCGTTATGCCGTACTACACCGACCGGCAATACTTCTTTCAACTTATCATGCCCGAGTTGATTCGGGATGGATGGGAGATAGACGAACTGCTCAGAATGGAAACCGAGTTTGACTATAAAGGGCATAACGCATTCAAACTATACCGCAACGAGTACGGGCATACCTGCTTCAAGGTTGATAATATCGAGCGGAATTATACCGGAATAGACGGCTGGTGGATTGGGATAATTGTAGATAAGGAGGTGCAAGATGAATCGAAATAATTTATACTCATACCGCTTCGGATACAAGATAGCCACATTCGCCCTTGCGGTGCTTTGTGTTGCATTATCCTGCCTATGGATAGGTACAAGTATCAGCCGTGACAAATCGAGAGATATGGAGATGTTTTGGCGTTCCGGCTACATTGAAAGTCGGGCGATGCTGAACTATTCCATACGGGAGAATGATATTTTGATTGATGTTATTACCGCTCAGGAATCTGGAATATGCGAAATATACTGCGAACACATCAGGCAGTTTAAGTTGGAACATGCAAAGAGACATGGGAATGAAACTAATTAACTTGTAAACCGTATAAAGACACATGAACTACACAGAATTTTTAGAACGAAAAAAGCATTCGTCAGTAGATTTTGGTATAAATACTAATTTCATTCCTGATTCAATGTTTGATTATCAAAAGCATGTTTCTCAATATGCTATAAAAAAAGGCAGATGTGCTGTTTTTCTTGACACAGGACTTGGCAAAACCATAATAGAACTAACTATTGCAAAAAACTATGTCAATGAAACAAATAAGTCTGTATTGATTATTTGCCCGTTGGCAGTTGCTTTTCAATTTGTGAAAGAGGCTGAAAAGTTTGGAATAGACGATATTTCATATTCTAAGGATGGGAAGTATAAAACCAAAATAGTTGTATGCAATTACGAAAGATTAGAACATTTTAATTCATCTGATTTTGATTGTGTCATTCTTGATGAAAGCAGTATTTTAAAAAACTTTGATGGTGCAATAAAATCCCAGATAACTTCTTTTTTAAAGAAAGTTAAGTATAGGTATCTTTTTACTGCAACTCCATCACCAAACGACTATATCGAATTAGGGACAAGTTCTGAGGCATTGGGATATATGGGATATGCCGATATGATTTCTCGTTTTTTCAAAAAGAATAACAATGCGGTAGATGTCAGAAGGGCTGGAGATGAAATGTATTTAAAACCGCATGCCGAAAATTCATTTTGGCAATGGATTTCATCTTGGAGTATATCCATGAGAAAACCAAGCGACTTAGGATTTTCAGATGAATTACATATTTTGCCTGCCTTAATAGAGCAAGAAACTGTTATTCCAAATAAAACACCACTTGCAATAAATGGTCAAACATCCATGTTTAATTTTCCTGCACAAAACTTTTTTGAAATCAAAGCAGAAGTACGGGCGACTATTCATGAGCGATGCGAAATGGCATATGAAAAAGCAAAAAACCACGACTGCTCAGTGTATTGGGTAAACCTAAACGATGAGGCAAGTTTAATCCTACAACTTGATAAAAATGCAGTTGAAGTAAAAGGGAAAATGAACATAGACGAAAAAGAAGAAATACTTCTTGCTTTCAGTTCAGGAGATATTAAAAAACTAATAACCAAGACATCCATAACCGCATTCGGATTGAATTGGCAACATTGCAACCATGCAACATATTTTCCAACATACTCGTATGAGCAATATTACCAAGCGATAAGAAGATTTTGGAGATTCGGACAGAAAAGAAATGTATATGTCGATTTGATTTTATCAGATGGTCAGACAAGAATTATGGAAAGCCTTATGATAAAAAAAGACAAAGCGATTCAAATGTTTGAAAACCTTACATCGCAAACAAATTCTGATTTTAAAATTCAGAAAAAAGAGTTTAACAAAGAAATTCAACTTCCATCATTTTTAAATTAAAACCATGATAAAAGACCAAGTAGTAACAGAAAATTATGCACTCTATAATTCAGATTGCATGTATGTATTGCCAACTTTGCCAACTTCGAGCATTGACTTGTCAGTATATTCTCCCCCATTTGCAGGACTTTACAATTATTCAAGTTCTGAAAACGATTTTTCAAACTGTGAATCAAAAGAGCAATTTTTACAGCAGTACGACTTTCTTGTGGAAGAAATTGCAAGAGTAACTAAGCCGGGAAGAATTACAGCAGTACATTGCACCGATATTCACGATAACAAATGTTATCTATGGGACTTTCCTCATGAAGTTATTAAGATTCATGAAAAACATGGATTTCATTATAGAAACAGGATTACAATATGGAAAGAGCCATTAAAAGTAAGAATGAGAACGATGGTTCAGTCTTTGATGCACAAATTTATCGTAGAAGATACTACCCGTTGCTTTACTGCTATGCCTGATTATGTTTTAATATTTACAAAGGCTGGAGAAAACGAAGTTCCTGTAACGCATCCATTTGGATTAAAAGATTATTTTGGAGAAACGCCATTTCTTCCTGCTCATATTGAAACTTATGGAAATTATTCAGACTTTAAAAAGAAGTGGAAAAACTTTAAAGGCGACCCAAGAGAAAACAAAATGAGTCACCTTATTTGGCAAAGATATGCTTCGAGTGTCTGGGATGATATTAGAATCGATAATGTTCTTCCGTTCAAAGACAGCAAAGAGGATGACGACGAAAAACATGTGCATCCGCTTCAACTTGATGTAATAGACAGAATTGTTGAGTTATATAGCAACCCGGATGAATTGGTATTAACTCCTTTTATGGGCGTTGGGTCAGAAGTTTATAGTCCTGTTTCACTTGGAAGAAAAGCGATTGGAATTGAATTAAAAGATAGTTATTTTAAGCAGGCAGTCTTAAATTTAAAAGATGCCAAATTAAGATTTAAAGAGTCGCAAGAACAAACCCTATTCTAATGACAACTAAAACCCTATCCAGTGGCATCCGCATTGACGACAACAGGTCGATTAATTGTGGCGTGTCAATATCGAATCAGAACAACCCGATGTATCTGCTATGGTATAACTCAACAAGGAACGAGTTTTCATTTACCAACAGGACGCTCGAAATTGAAACTTACTACATGGACAATGTATCGGACTACATCAACGCCCTTGCCGATATAATTCAGGCAATGGCTGAGGCGAATGAGTTTGTAAATAATGTAACAAAGTAACACCAAACCCGTATAAAGTAATATGAACGAACAAACTAAACTCGAAATCCTGTGTGCGTATTTGCCGTATGGGGTGGAATGCCTTATAGATGGCACAATTACGGCACAAATGCACTCTGTTTATTCAGATGGCACTTGCACATTTCACGACATAGTCGAGTCGGAACAAGGCTTTAAATCAGTTCAACCCATCCTGCGCCACCCGAACGATATGACGGAGGAGGAGTTGGGTAATGTATATGAAATATGGGATAGCACTACGGAGGTCATTGATATGGCTACCAAATACCTCCGCTACCTATGGTCTATCCACATCGACACATTCGGAGCGATTGAGGCAGGGTGGGCAATAAGGAAAGAAACTAATTAAACCAGATATGACACCAAACGAAATCCAAAACCAAATCAATCAACTCCAAGCCGAGTTGGACAAACTCAAAGACGCCGACACTTACTTCCCCGAACCGGGCGAAGTTGTCTGGGTATCTGACGACTTAGAAGAGTGGCACAAGCGAATCTTCATCAAGTTCCTTGGCTTCAATTCTTCCCCGTACAAATGCGTGTGGGAGAACAAATCCAACACGACCAAGAACTATTTGCTCGGGAAAAATTACATCACCTCAGACTGGGCGTATTGTCGCAGGATGGATGGCAGAATCATTCCATTCGGCAAAGACAGCAATAAAGAATGGAAATCAGACCGCACCCACCTACTTCCAGATGGCTACGAGTTTTGCACAGAGGAACAAGCGGAAGATTGGGTGAAGGTGGAGTTAATGAATGTCTACAACAATCCAATCCAATCCGAATTGGGGTTTGTATGGGAATATGGAACACCTGATAATAAATGGAAACCATTTTACCGCCCCATTCGCAAAATACAATACCATGTAGCCGTACACGAAGCGGTAACGGCTGAACCGAACCCATACGCTGTTGATTGGAGTAATGCTCCTGAGTGGGCGGATAGCCATTGTTTTAATGATGACGGTACGGGTAACTGGGGTGGTTTCAAAAAATATAGGAACAATTGGTATTTAGACTGGTTGGAATCTAACTTCACCCTCCCCACCGGACTTGATTGGAAATTATCCAAAACAACACGACCATGACAATCTGGATTAACAACACCGAATACTTCGTCAGTGCCGACCTATTCACCGGCTACGACCTTGAACGATTGGCGAGGTGGTTCAGCAAGAACCGACCCAACCAAGACCTGCAAGCGTTTGTTCAATTCTGGCAGAACCGAATCAGTGGGGCAGATGATAGTTTCAAAGAGATGATTGTCCTATGAAACGGAACGACTACATCAAAGCATTTTACTCGGTGGGGATAACCATACCGGCACTCGCTCAGGCGTATAATTTGCCTGAATATTATGTTGAACGAATTGTAAAGTATGGGAAGTAAACAACAAACCGTAGTTGAGTGGCTTTGGGATAAACTTCTTGAAGAAACAGAAACAGGTGAGCTTAGATATCACCTGAAACACGATGTAGTAAAAGTTTTTGAGGAAGCCCTCCAAATGAACCGAGAGCAGATAGAGCAAGCCTTTATAAAAGGGAATGAATTCGTTCCTAAATGGAAAATAAATGGTGTGCCATATATTGAATCTGAACAATATTACGAACAAACCTATGGAACTCCAAAAAGCCATTGACATCTTAATGAACCTGCACCGCCATAAACTTGGCAAATCGGACAAGCCGACCTGCACCGATGCGGAAATTAATACAGC